AACAGGTTTGATGAAGATACAAAAGAAGCATTCCTTGACCTGTACGAAAAGGTAGATGCTTCAGTAACTTCTACTTCCTCATCACTTGATGAGATGATGGACAATCCTATGGAAAAGCTTGATGAACTAATTGAAGAGGTATCGTAATGACTGAATATAAATTCAATGAAGGCCCTCTAATCTCAGAGTTAAAAGCCTATATAGATAGTACCTATGAAGGTCACTATTCTAAAAACAAGTTTCAATCCACAGAATTCATCATTGACTGTGGACATGGCATGGGATTTGCACTTGGGAATGTTCTCAAGTACGCCCAACGCTATGGAAAAAAAGATGGTGCAAATCGTAAAGATCTCATGAAGATCTTACACTATGCAATCATTGCATTACATCAGCACGATGTTGACCACCCTGAATGGGAGAACGGTCAAGCTGAAATGGATTTTGGTAATCAATACCAAGTAAATAATTATAAAGTGAAAGTGAGTCCTAAACTATGAAATTGTCTAATGAAACCCGTGATGTGCTGAAAAACTTTGCTGCCATCAATTCAAATATCGTATTCAATGGTGGAAACGAAATCAAAACCGTAGCAACTGCTAAGAATATTCTTGCCTTTGCTGATGTTAATGAACAGTTTCCATCAGAACAAATAGGGATCTATGATCTCAACGAGTTCCTCGGGGTCTTAAGCATGTTTGATGATCCAGAGTTGGCGTTTTCACCTGACTTCAAGTCTGTTAAAATACAACAAGATCGAAAGTCAGTGAATTACTTCTTCTCTGATCCTTCCATCCTTACATCTCCATCTAAGACCATCAACATGCCAGACCCTGAGGTCACCATTACACTTACCGATAGTGATATGGCACAACTAAGGAAAGCAGCATCTGCTCTTGGAGTAACGGATGTAGTAGTTACTGCTAATCCTGGTGATAGTGCTATCACTGTTCGAGTAACAGATGTGGAAGATGCTACTGCCAATAACTTTGAACTTAAGGTTGATGGGCCTGCAGCAACTGTACCATATCGATTTGTATTCAGCGTAGGTAATTTTAAAATTGTGCCTGGTGATTATACAATTCAAATCTCATCTAAGCTGATCTCAAAGTGGCAGCACACTACTCAGCCACTGCATTATTTTATTGCTCTTGAGACGAGCTCAAACTATGGAGGTTAAATGTCATTGGTAAGTAATAGTGACCGACTAGTCGTATTGATGGAAGAGATAGCATATGCTGAATCTCAACTTCAACCTGAAGATACAGGTCACATTCATACATCCATTGCGTGGATGAAAAACAGACTAAAAACAATTAAGGAGAAACTTGATGGCGGAGGAAACGAACCCACAGGCTACTACGACGACGCCTAATCTAAATATTGGTGATTTGCAATCAATAGTTAAAATCATCGATGCTTGTTCAGAACGTGGAGCATTTAGAGGAAATGAAATGGCTTCGGTTGGAGCTGTCAGAGATAGGATTGCGGCATTTGCAGAAGCTAATGCACCAGTCCCAGAAAAAACTGATGAAGATGAAATTGATATACCCGAAGGTCCTGAAAATACCGATTAAGGGTTTACAAACACACAAAAGTGTGTTATAATATATGTATGATTTTGTTATGGAGAAATTGAATGGATGACTTCCTTTGGGTCGAAAAATATCGACCTAAAACTATTAACGACGTAATCTTGCCGAAGGACCTAAAAATGTTCTTCCATAAAATCGTCGAATCTGGCGAACTGCCAAATATGCTGTTTACAGGAACAGCTGGTCTCGGTAAGACCACGGTTGCTAAGGCTCTATGTAATGAGCTTAACCTCGATTGGATCCTAATCAACGGGTCAGAGGAAGGCAATATTGATACCTTGCGTGGCAAGATCAAGCAGTTCGCATCATCTGTTTCATTACAAGGTGGTTACAAGGTTGTGATCCTTGATGAAGCAGACTACCTGAACCCACAGTCAACACAACCTGCTCTTCGTGCTTTCATTGAAGAGTTTGCCAATAACTGTCGGTTCATTCTTACATGTAATTTTAAAAATCGTATTATTGAACCACTACATTCTAGGTGCGGTATATATGAGTTCAATACTACTAAAAAGGATATGGCAATCCTTTGTGGCGAGTTCATGCAACGTGCTAAATCTATCTTAGATGAAAACAATGTTGCATATGAAGAAAAGATACTTGCCGATCTTATTATGAAACATGCACCTGATTGGAGGAGGGTTTTAAATGAATTACAAAAAGGTTCTGTTCTGGGGATTCGCTCTGGGTCTACTCGCAGTATGGGTGGACATGAACTTTTTCCAGATCTATTACGGGAATTAAAAGCAAAAGACTTTAAGAAGATGCGCGCTTGGGTAGCCAACAATATGGATATTGAAAGTGCTGCTATCTTCCGTGGTCTTTATGATAACATGAATGATCATGTTAAACCTCAGTCAATACCACAATTGGTACTCATACTTGCTGAATACCAATACAAAAACGCCTTTGTTGCTGACCATGAACTCAACACTGTTGCTTGTATGACTGAAATCATGGCTAACGTGGAGTTTGTATGAAAATGAGATTAGCCTGGCGTATTTGGGCAAAAACAATTGGATCAAAAATAGGAGATAATTATGAAAGTGACATTGCAGCTATCTTGCGTACAACATGGGTTCTTACTCATATGGTCGCTTGTTTTTTTATCATCGCTCATAATGGCGTAAAGCTAGGATGGTTCTGATGTTTAAGAAAAAAGATACGAGACCACATTGGGAAGTAATGTCAGATGATGGAATGAATAAGTTCCTGAAGTTCTGCATTGCTTTGATATTCATATGGATGAGTTACCAAACAATTGTAGCTCTAATAGAAAGGTTTAGCTAATGTGGATAAAATGTGAAGATAAGATGCCGGAGGTCGGCGATAATGTATGGTACTTTTTTGATATGGTGGGAAGCCACCGTGGTACCTTTGACGGATACTATGTAGACGAAGAAGGTAAAGAGTGGAAAGGTATGCATATGTTTTCTTGTGATTATGGTTGGTTGACTGGTGATGTAACTCACTGGCATCCTGATCAGGAGGAGAAACCTAGTGACCCCGTTTGATTATCTGAACGCGATTAATACTTCAAAGCGAGACATCATGGTTGATGATCTCGCTGAGAAGGACTATAATTCTTTTATGGTCAATCGTGGTTTATCTTATTTCTATGACACAGTATTGCTGGCTAACGAAATGAATCGTCATCACCATATTGACAACCGCCTTAAATTTGATTTTCTTATAAATACAATTAGGAAACAAAAGCGTTTCAGTAAGTGGTTGAAAGCAGCTAAGATCGACGATATAGAGTTGATCAAAGAATACTATGGTTACAGCAACGAAAAAGCCCGCCAAGCTCTCACCTTACTAAATGATGCGCAACTTGAAGAACTGAGAAAAAAGGTGTACAAAGGTGGAAAATCAAAGTAATGAAATTAAGGAGTGGACTCCAGCTATGATGCTGGAAGTAACTCTTAATGAGCCGGATGACTTCCTAAAAGTACGTGAAACGCTTACACGTATTGGAGTTGCATCCCGCAAAGACAATATTCTATATCAGTCATGTCACATTCTACATAAACAAGGCAGATATTTTATAACTCATTTTAAAGAGCTCTTTTTGTTAGATGGCAAACCGTCTAACCTATTAGAAAATGATCTTGAAAGAAGAAACACTGTAGCAACATTGCTATCCGACTGGGGACTTATTACTATTGTGAATAATGATCAAGCAAGTAACAAAGCTCCATTACGACAAATCAAAATCATTTCTTATAAGGATAAAGACAAATGGCAATTATGTCCAAAGTATAATATTGGAACAAATAAGTAATGCCATGGCCACACAAGAACAGACCTCCAAAAGGGAGAAGAAAGAAAGGCTCTAACAAAAGAAAAAATGCGAGAAAAAATCGCAAAAAATAATTTGCTTTGCCCCTTTACATTTGGGAAAAAAGTATTATATATAATATAGGATGGCCGGTAGACCGGGATCCATATTTAAACCTTGCTAGTCTATAGGAGGAAACATGATGACTAACAATACATTCGCATTCCCGCGAAACGCTTTTCTAGGTTTCGACCACATCTTCTCAGAGCTGGAAAATATTCATGCTCATGCGAAGGATACCTATCCACCACATAACGTAGTAAAAGAGGAAGACGCAAAGTATACTCTTGAGCTTGCTGTGGCTGGTTTCAAACAAGAACATATCGATATTGAAGTAAAAGACCACGTCCTTACTATTAAGGGTAATAGGCCTGCACGAAGAGATCAGGACAAATATGTTCATAAAGGTATTAGTGCACGAAATTGGAAAAAGTCATTTAGACTGTCTGAGTATACAGAAGTAACTGGTGCAGATCTAGTGGATGGAATTCTCACTGTCAATTTAGAAGTAATCCTTCCAAAAGAAAAGCAGCCTCGTAAGATCAACATTGGAACTAACGAGGAATCAAATGACAACAATAGCGCTCAACTACTCCAAGAGTCTGTTTAACACACTCTGGATTGGTATAAAGAAAACTCTTCAAGGTATGATGATTGGCTGGATGGTCGCAAGACAAACCCAAGCAAATCAAGAAGTAGCTAGACAAATGATCAAGTATGGTGAATATCGCCAAGACGAATATTGGAATCTAGTAGCTAAATTGAATAAAGATTGCATTCAAAGAATACATAAAGAGTTTAGTTAAACGAAAGAAAAAGAGTCTTTGTGGCTCTTTTTCCTTTACATTTGATAGAAAGTGTGTTATAATATACTTACATTATGAAAGGTTTGTGATTTGAAATTCTATACTTGTATCAACCGCTTTGGTAATATGCTATTGTACCGTGGCTATGACAATGGTCAACCAGTCATGCGGCAAATTAAGCATACACCTACACTCTTCCATGATGCTAATCGCGTCACCGGCTATACATCTCTTGATGGTAAGCCAATCGAACCTACATTGTATGAAAGTATGCGGGCAGCCCGTGATCATCTACAATCTATGGAAGGTGTAGACTCATTCAACATATATGGTAACAGTAACTTTACCAATCAATACATTTCTGAAACTTGGCCAAATGAAATCGAGTTTGACAGAGATCGTATTAACATTACCACAATTGATATTGAGGTGCAGTCAGACCAAGGGTTCCCTGAACCGGATAGTGCTAACTTCCCGATAATCTCAATTGCATGTAAAAACAATATTGACAATACATATTTCGTATGGGGCATGGAAGATTATGACGTCTCTTCCAGCATCATGAAAGATCACACTGTGGTCTATCGCAAAATGGACAGTGAGTTACAACTCCTTTCTGACTTTCTCAAATGGTGGAACTCACCAGCTCACTGTCCAGACGTCATTACTGGTTGGAATGTACGAGGCTTTGATATACCATATATGGTACATAGAATCGATAAAGTTCTTGGTCAAGGTATATCCAGTCGTCTATCACCGTGGGGCAAACAACCAAGTCAACGTAACATTCGATTCAAAGGCCGTGAACTTACAGCTTATGAGTTGATGGGCATTGTTACACTTGACTATATGGATATGTTCAAAAAGTTTGGATATGCCTATGGCCCACAAGAATCATATTCACTTAACCATATCTCACATGTAGTGCTTGGGGAAAAGAAGCTATCCTATGAAGAGCACACATCGCTTCATAACCTATACAAAGCTGACTTTCAAAAGTTTATCGACTATAATATTAAAGACGTGGAACTTGTAGATCGTCTTGAAGATAAGATGGGACTTATCACTTTGGTTATGACTATTGCCTATAAGGCTGGTGTTAACTATATGGATGCCTTTGGCACTACTTCAATGTGGGATACTATCATTTATCGTAGACTTGCTAAAGATAAAATATATGCAAACGTTGCAAAGATCAAAGGTAACACAAAGTACAAAGTCACTGGTGGTGTTGAAGGTTCTGTTACTCATGATACAACTAATGGTATACGAAATGGAGATAAGAAAGAACCAGGCTTTGCTGGTGGTCATGTAAAACCACCGTTAGTTGGTCTCCATGAATGGGTTGTATCGTTTGATTTGAACTCACTATATCCTAATATTATTGTTCAATGGAACATGTCACCAGAAACTATTATTGATGGTTGGACACCAGGTGTAACACCTGACTCATGTCTTAGTCGTTCTAATCCAAAGCCACCTGGTGATGATGTCATGGGTTGTAATGGTGTATCATTTCGTAAAGATAAGTTTGGTGTTCTAC